CTATCGGCGATCGGCAGCGCGCAACGCCGCATCCATGAAATCGGGATGATGGTGGGCGTAGAGTTCGGTCGTCCGCGCATCAGTATGGCCGAGCCAGCCGCCGATCAGATGTAAGGGGACCGCGCGTTGAGCCATCCAGGTACCGCAGGTATGTCGTAGGGTGTGTGGCGAGACGCCGGCGAGTTCAGCGCGCTTGCACGCGGACCCGAAGCTTCCATTGCCCGGCCGATCGACATCGCCATCCCATGCGCCGCCGATGTCCTTAATTTTCATGCCGCCGTCATTGATGACATGACCGAGGTCGCTGCCGCGGCGGCGGGCGAGGCGTAGGAAGGTCATCAGGCGCCGAGGGATCGGCTGACCCCGTACCTTACGCTTGTTCGTCCGCCTTGTGCCGATGGGAGCGAAATCGATGCGCCCGGCTTCGAAGTCTACTTGAGGCCAACGAAGCGCTAGGATCGCGCCTGGACGGGCCCCGGTGTACAGACCCAGCAGGATGTAGAGGGGAAGGTACAGACGGACATCGCTCCGGCCCGTGCGGGCGGCGTTCAGAAGACGAGCGGCCTCATGGTGCGTCAACCAACGATCCTTGCCGTCGGGACGTTCCGGGAGCTCGACGTGTGGAGCACGCGTCAGGCGACCTTCTTCCACCGCGAAGTTAAGGGAGGCGCGCAGTGTCGAAAGCTCCCGCCGGACTGTTGCCGGCTTGCGGGCGCGCCAAGTTTCGTATGCACGGCACGTCTGCTTTGTGATCGCATCGACAGTCTGATCACCCCAGTATTCGATCAGAGGGGTGATAGCGTAGGCGATACGGACCGGATCAGCGGTATTTGGGGCGTGCAGTGTTCCGTAGAGATCGAGGGCCGACGCTATGGAGTAGCTCGCCGGATCAGCTGGACCGGCGGGGCGCTCTGCGAGCTGGCGTTCGCGGAGGAACCCCGCGAGGCACCTTTCAGCCTCTCGACGGTCTGCCGTGCCAGTGCTGCGGCGCCGCTTTTTCCCGGTTTCATACCAGACGATGTAGAGGGCAGGGCGGCCGGGGACGGGCTCGAGGCGCGGACCGAGGTTTGGACGGGGCATAGCGCTTCCTCCCGCGCCGCGATCCACGCCAGCGCCTTTTCAGGGTCGTAGAGATAGGCTTTGCCGAGCTTCACGGCCGGCAGCCCTTGGGCGCGCATCGTGCGCACCGTCCGGACATTGATGCCACCGATCGTCTCGACCAGTTGTGCGGCGGTCTGGTAGCGCCCGGACATCAGAATTCGTCCGGCTCGCGGATCGGCAGCTCGGCTTCTAATCCGATCTCCCGGACTTTTTTGGCGAGAGCGCGGGCGATCTTGTGCACGGGGATGAAGATGGCGCCCATGACCTCTCCTGCGGGTTGGACACCGTGATATTGGTCGCGGCTACCATAATAGGTCGACCGATCAGTGAGGAGGCTATGTCCCTCCCACGTCCCGTCCGTCAGCAGATAGGCATTTACCCATCCTAAGACCTCATCGTCATTGATCGCCAACTCCGAGATTTCCCGGATCGCATTGTAGGATCCTGTGACGATTTTGGAGGCGGCCGGCAGGGGTCCCCCGGCCTCTCCCATCCACCGGACACATGCCAGCGCAACGCACTGGGCAAAATTATAGCGGTCATGACCGATCGAGGGAGCGCTGGCGTCATGCATGAATGCCAACCCGGCCCGCCGCGCCAGGGTATTGAAGCTGTTGCGGTTGACCTGATTAATTTCAAGCAGGCGAGCCAGGTTCACGTCGACGCTCCGGTATGTTCATGGCGAACATAGCCGCGCGCCTCATGGCGTCAACAAAAATGTGTTCGTCTTGAACGCGGCCCGGCCAGACCCGGCCGGGCCATGGGTCGGCCTAAGAACGTTCAAACTCCATGGTCGCGTGGAAGTGTGCGAGTGCCACCAGCCGTTGCGCCGAACGAACAGCCCGGGCCTGCAGGTCAGAGGGCAACCTAGCGAAATGGTCGTCGAGACAGGTCGCTTCGATCACCTCCAGGATCGCGAAGGCGTCCCGCAGGGTATTGTCAACCGCGTCGTACCCGCGATCGAGGAAGGGTGTCACTCCGCAGATGCTGTGTTCATAGAGCCGATCGAGTTCGGCTGATTTCGTTGCTGGACCTGTGGTAGAGGTGCTCGAAGCCATAATTGCCTCCTGGTTAGGCGGTTGGGTTAGAGCCGGGTGCGAGGTGCCAGCCTTGCCTCGGCTCGCTTCGTTAGTAACGCTGTTGATTCCCGAGCGTCAATCCGTTACGTAACGGCGCATGGTTCTATCAAACGCAGAGCGCCAGGCGCGCCACCGATCGAAACTGCGGGAAGCTGCCGCGGCCGGCTACGAGGTTGAGGTGCTGAAGAAGCAGGTCTCCGAACTCGAACTCGCATTGAACGAGGTGCGAGCGAAAACCGGGTTGCCGGAAATCCAGCTCACCAAGCCAGCGAAGCGATGAATGCGTCACCGCCCAGCCGATTGATCAGGCTGCCGGAGGTCCTGCACCGCACGAGCCTGTCTGAAGCGACACTGCGGCGGATGATGAAAGACGGGTCATTCCCGCAGGCGCTCAAGCTGGGCGCGAATTCGGTCGCCTGGCTGGAGAGCGAGATCGACGATTGGATTGACGGCCGCCCGCGCGCCTAGGGCGCCGAATTTGCACATTAGGCAACTGAGAACGTTAATTTGGCTTTTTGTGAAATTTTGGTCAGCACCGGTCTAGAGGCGAGATGTATCTCGGTTCGATGCATCCCCCCCGGCTATCGCCGTCGGGGAGAACGAACTCTCGTGAGACCTGGATTAGGCCACCCGTCGCGGCCAACCCTCTTCATTTGGACACCGTCGCCGCGGCAAGCCGTCGGATTTATCGGTATTCCGATCCGATCTTCTGGCCATTCGACAAGGGTTTGGTGATGGACGCCGAGTTCATCGACGCGCGTTAGGATCCCGGCGCCTCCCACAGCATGGACGTCAAATCCGAGCCGAGAGGATGGCATTTTGAGCCTTCGCTGCGCTTCGATGAGGCGGAGACCATCTTCTCGCGGGTCGAAGCTCTGCGGGTCGGTCGGGTCCACCGGTCGACCTAGCATTTGCGCCACACCCCAGCACCGCCCATCGACAACGCGACTGTTGATTGCTTCTGACACGGCAACGACTGCGAACGGCGTATATCGATCGCCAAGCCATTGGGTGGTCGAATCGCAGCGATAAGCCTCTGCTCTCTCACGAGCCGGACTCCACATAGCCGCGGCGAGCCCAATCTCATGCTGCTCTTGCGGCCATTCGCGATCGGCGAACTCGATCATGTGGCGCAGGAGGTCGGGAAGGCCCGAGATCACCTGGTCGGCATCGTCGAGCCCGGGATTGAGCTGTTCCAGATAGTCCAGGATCGATTCGTAGCTGGCGCCGCAACCGGTGAACGCGATAGCGATGGGCAACAACGAGAGCTCGATCACTTTAGGTGCGAAGCGCAGCACTTTTGCGCCATCATCCTCGTCGTACCAAGCAATATCGGTAAGCAGATAGGCAGCATCCGGCTGACGCCATACGTTCATCGCGGTCACGGCGAGGCTCCTATCAATTTCCAGTCTGTCGTCGCGCCGACGTAGGATCCGGATTTTGGCCTGGCTGGTGAAATCAGATTGAGCCCGGCGCTGACGATCCCGGCCGCCGCAGCGATGCCGCCCCAGCTTGCACCCAACAAACCAGCCGCCGCAATGCCCCCGGCGCCGAACGTTGCGGCTGTGGCCAATATACCAGCCGCCACACCCACGACTACCGCCGCGACCCGTAGAACCTTCATCCGAGCCTTCTCCGCGATTTCCTGTTCAAGGTATCGATCGTGAGTCGCCGGCCGCCAATTGCACCGCGAACGGCCGACCTGTCCTCCGCTTCCGCCAACTTCACGTCGAAAAGCGGTGACGGCTCGATGATGAGTCGATCGCGAGAGCCACTGCTGCGCTTGCCGACACCTATGGTTTCGCCCCTGCTGACGCGGGCGACTGGCTCCCCGTTGAGACTGAGCAAGGACCTGTCGACACCGGCCGGCCCTCCGACATGGATTGTGCCACCTGTGGCAAGGCCGGGCAGTTTGGAACCGGTGACGACCGGCGCGAGGGCCGAAAGCGACTTCGAAGAAAGGCCGCCGCCGAAAAGCCCACCTAGTGCGTTGCTCAACGTCCCCACGATCGCCCGTCGCAACTGAATGCGAATGAGGTCGCCGATGATCTGCTGCGCAACGTTCTTGAAAACTGCGCCCAGGGAGCGCGCTCCAACTGCAGCGTCGGCAAGGCCGTCGATCACGCTCTGAATTCCGCCAGCCGCAACGTTCTCCATCGCCTCGTTCAATTCATCGGCCGATGTTGGAAGGTTCTCCACAAGCTGACGTAGCGGTGATGAGGTGCCCCTGATCACACCTTCACGACGTTGCTGATAGATCCCGGCCAACAATTCCAGGCGCGCCTCGGCAATCTGCTTTTCTGCCTCAGTGGCGGTTTGGCTGATCCGGACGGCCTCCAAGGCGAGGCGCTCCTGTTCCTCCTGCAAGGCCAGAAGCCGCAACGCAGACGCGCGCCTCGCCACGGCAGTGCGGGCGAGATTGCCGGCCTCCTGCTCGAGGTCCATTTCCGTATCGAGCACCGCACTGGCGATCTGGAGACGCTCTTCAGCGACCCGTTCGGCCTCACGCAGGTCGATCGCACGGCGGCGCTCGGCCGCCACTTGGTCGCTGATCGCTATGAGCTGATCAGCCTGAGCCTGGGTGTAACGCCGCTGGGTGACTTCGGCCTGTATCGAGGAACTGACCCTCTGGCGCTCGATTTCGACCTCTTGGCGTTCGAATTCCGCGACTACATCAGCGGCGACAGCGATCGCGCGCCTCGCTGAGAGTAGGTCGTCGTTGACGCGAGACAACTGGGCGTTGAACGCCTCCTCATTCCTAGCAGCTTGAAGGCGTTCGCGCTCCAAGCGGTCGACTGGGTTGCCCGATCTTCCACCCCGTCGTTGTGTCGGTGACGGCCGAACCACGGGCCCCGGGCGAGCCGGCGGACGGAGTTGAGCCGTCGCCGCGGCGATGATCCCCGCGTTCTCGGTCCTGGCGCGCCGCGATTGCTCCGCCGCGGATGAATAGGGGCGCGATCTGTCTACGAAACCCGGTGGCGGGGCGAAGTTCGGGTCTTCATTCATGCGCCGGCGAATGGCAACAGTCAGCGGGACGCCGAAGCGCTGGTAGTTTGACGAGATGTCGTCAGCGGCCCTGATCATCGCACGAATGTCGTTGTCCGCGTCCCGAGCGAGGCGGCGGACGATCCCGAAATTCTCCTCTGCGCTGGCACCGATCGGATCGAATAGGTTGCTAAGGCCGTCGAAAACCGCCCTGATCTCGGCGCCGGTGGCATACGCTTCCGCTTCGATGGAATCGAAGCTGTCCTTACCGGTTTCCGCGAAGCCGGTGAGCATCTGGGTGAATTCGCCGCCGCGGTCGAATGCGCCGAAGGCGACAGTCGCGGCATTGGTGATCGCAGTCATCGCATCATCGAACGTCACAGGTAGCTGGCGAAATTCTTCATCGAGGGACGCGGTGAAACGACGATCGGTCAGTGCGCGCAGAAGGACGTCGCTTGTGAGTCGACCCTGCTCTGCCATCGATCGAAGCTGCCCGATCGGAACGCCCAGGCTATCAGCCAGAAGCCGGGCGAGCCGCGGCGCATTTTCGAGGACGCTGTTCAGCTCCTCTCCCCGTAGGGTACCGCTTTGGATCGCCTGCAGGAACTGCCGCAGGCCACCGGCGGCTTCCGCTGAGGTGGCACCGCTCACGCGAAAAGCCTTGCTCACCGTCTCGGTCGCCCGCGCCGCCTGCTCTTGCGAGATGCCGAGTTCGCGGGAATTGCGTTGGAAGGTGGCGTAAAGGTTGGCTGTTTCTTGGAGGCCAGATCGCGTCGTGGCCGCGATCCGACGAACATCCTCCTGGGCACGAATGAAGCTGCCGCTCTCGCGCGTGGCAAGGCGGAGTTGCGCCTCGAGGTTCTTGGCGGCGTCTGCGTAACGCAGGAACCCGCGCGTCGCGACGCCGATGCCTGCGATTCCGGCCGCCGCGGCGATGCCTTTGAATGCGTTGACCGCGACGCGCTCTGCGCCTTGGAGTGATGTCCCGATGTCCCGTCCGGTGCGACGCGCGGTCTGGGAGGCGCGCCTCATGCCGGCCTCATATTGGGCGGTGTTGACTCCGAGGGTGACGCGAAGTGCGCCGATCAAGGCAGGCACGGGCGTCCCCCTCTGACCATGGTGAAAGTTTGGGCCGAGCGTCGCAGTCCGCTCGGCCCAGGTGGGGGAGTCGAAGTCCCACCTATGCACTGAAATGTGCGCCAGGCGTTCGTCCTCGCCTGGCCCGGGCGCCTGAGCCGCCGGCGCCAATCTCCCTCACGCCACAAGGCGGAGATACCCTTCGTCGACGGTGTTCGGCACGATCTCCAGCCGCCGAGGGACGCGCTTTTCTTTCCTTGGCGGCAACTCAGGCCCGAAGGGATCATCACCTTCGCGGTGCAGGATGTCGTCTGTCGAGCGAATGCCCTTCGCGTAAGCGGCAAGGGCGCTCATCTTGGATAGAAGTGGGGCATTGGCCCGGATGCGGGCATCCGGCGCGTTCTCGAGCTGTATCACGATCTCGGCGGTCAGAATCTCGATCGTGCGTTCGGGAGCGTCGATCACCGGCGGCGCTCCATTTCATCGAGGCGCTGGCGAACCGCGATCAACTCGGCGTCGGTCGCTCGCGCGACGGCGCCGATCATATTCGCGGTCAATTCGTGGACATTCGTGGCGGCATCGGCCCCGCGACGGTTCAATACGTCCAATGCCGCGGCGCGCACGCGTTCCCGTCCCGCGCGCACGTCGTCCTCGCTCAGCTTCACGACCGGCGCGTACTTCTTCGGTCCACCGGGCAGCCGGACGACCGGAGCCGGCGCCTTCATGAGACGCTTCACATTCTGGATCGTGGCCGACTCATTGGCCGGGAGGACGCAAACTGACAGCTCGAGCCATTGCCAAGACACGTAGCGCCAGCCGGTCTCGATCGGCTCCATCTTGAGTGGCCTGAAACCGATACTCACCGCTCGGATCAAGCCTGCCCGCACCGACTGCCAGGCTTCATCGATTCGATCCTTCAGCCTGCCGGCGTCGGTGATGCGCGCGAAGCGGGCGCGAAAGCGAATGCCCGTCCGCTGGACTTCCACCCATTCGACGTTCCCCACCGGTTGGTTGTGGGCATGCTGCATCAGCAGCGGAAGCGGGAGCCGGTAGTTCGCGCCCTCGCTGACGACGATGTCGCCTTCGCGGTCCACTTCTGGAGTCGTGGCCGTTCCCTCGATCACGCGCGCGTCGTCATCGGACTTGGTGATGTCGATGAGGCTATAGGCGCGGTTCATGAATGGTTGACCCCGGTCAGCGTCGCGACGGCCGGCCGGGCCACCTCCCAGTTGATGACCTTCTCGGCCATGATCGCGACCGAGTTGGTCTGGTACAGGCTCACCAGTTGCACCGGGCTCGGGTCCGGCGCCGCTCCGCCGGCCGGGTTGTCGACCATTTCGATCGAGGCCTGCCGGGCGATGCGCAGGTCCATCTCTGCTTCGCCGATCGCGATCGAATCCGGATCGACCAGTGCGACGGTGTCGCCGGCCTTCTTCGACGGGATAGCGGGGATGCCCAGCGCTTCGCCACCGCGGACACCCAGATTCGGGAGCCCGAGCGGATCGTGCAGCGCGGCAAAGCTCTGCGGCGAGCCGATCAGGACCGCGCGTTCCAGATCGCCCGGGAATGCGGCGATGAGGTCGCGCAAGTCGGCGAGGGCGTCACCGGTGGCGGCGGTCGCCGGCGCTCCGTTGGTGATCGCCGCGGGCTCGACACCGTCGACGCCGGCGTTCGACGGATCGATGAATGACAGGTCGATCACGTCGGTGAGCGCGCCCACGAGCTCGTCGCGGATAAGCAGCTCCGCAGTGGGGTCGGAAGACTCGAGCAGCTCCTTCGTCAACACGGTCAGCGCCGCGACCTTGCGGGGTGGCAGCAGGTCCACCGCGTAGCTGGATTTTCCGACCGGGATCGCCTTGCCTTCGGCGACCCAGGCGCCCGACACGCCGGTCGCAGCGCTGATGAGGCGGGTCTGCAGTGGGATCGCGCGCAGGCCTGCGATCCGGCCGATCAGCGAGCGCTCGCGCACCAACGCGAAGAATTCGGTCTCGGCCGCTTCCATCGCCGTCAGCGCTTCGCCCCAGCTCCCCGACAGCGTCGATCCGGCCGGCATGTTCGCCTTCTGGATGCGGAAGGTCGCGATCATCTGGGGCCCGCCGGCCTTCAGGATCCGGGTGGCGAGCGATCCGTCGCCCCACCTGTTGGCGGCAAAGATCGTGGGGCCGCCCACGTCGCCTTCCTTTGCCCTCGCCATCGCGATGGCCAGCCGCGTGAATTCCAGGCCCTTGTTCGTCATGCGCTCGCTCCGCCGTTTCGCCAAAGATCAATCTGGCTTTGTGAGAAACCCGATCCGGAGCTTATTCGCGGCCAGTCGCCATCAGCGTCACGAGTGACGAAATCTTCATCTCCTCCCACTGCCGCAGCGCTTGGGCCAGAGCGTGGACTATCTTGTCCCGGTTGCCCTCGGGCTCGAAGTTGCGCGGGAGTAAGCCGGCCAGTTCGAGCGCGCGGAACAGTTCTGGACCGGCCTCGACCTGGTAGACCCGAAGGCCACGGGCCTCTCGCGATCGACGCAGCGCCTGGCGCGCGGCCGCCTTCGACCGTGGGTTGCTGATCCGGACCTTTTTCGTCCGAACATTAATCTGGCTTTGTGGAGAATTTGGGCCCCGCGTCATCAACCGGCTTTCTGCCGGGCGCGCCATCCCTCGAGCGCAAGGTCGGCGAGCAAGTTCGCAAGCGGGATGCGCCTCGCGAGCGCTTCGGCGCGGATGGCGGCAGCAGCTCTGAGATCGTCGTCGCGGATCATCGCGATCGACGGCGCCGGTATCGGCATGAGATCGGGCATCATGTCCGGCCGCTCGCGAGGATCAGGCATCGGCAGGGCCCGGGGCGTTGGTCTGCAACAGGAACGGCGTGCCGTCGGGCCGATAGCGGGTCCGGCAGCCGAGATGTTCCATATCCCGGTTCGCCAGCTCGACGTCAGCGGGATCGATCCGGCTTCCGGTCGCCGAGGCGGATTGGAGCTTCGCGAGCATGACGCCGACCCCGGTCCAAGGGCCCTGAGGGACGTAGTCTGGCCGCCCGGTCATGCGACACCCCGTAGGTCGTCATCCGGTTCCGCCAGCGGCCGGCCATGGCGCAAATCTGCGATGAGAGATTTCGCGGCTGCTACCGTTGGGCCATCTTCGTCGGCCAGCTCTTTGAGGCGCCTGCGGTGATGGGAGACGTCCCATCCGCCGCTTTCCCCGGCCGCGATAGCTCGCCGCAGCTCATCTGCTGTTTGCGGCCTCCACGCGGTCATACTTGCCGAAGGTGCCGTGGCATAGCTCATGCCGGCCCGGGCGTTGCGAAGGATCGCCGCGCTCTCCCGGATCAGCCAGTTGTGCCAGGTCCGGTCCCAGTCCCGCTTCGCACCGATCGCCCGCCCTTCTGCAAGCCAGTGATTGCGAAATTGGGTGGCGGTGACCTCGTAGGCTCCGGCCGGCCATTGCGCCACGATCCCCCTTATCTCGCTTGGGAGCGACGTGACGGCCGGCGCTTGCCAATCCTCGTCGAGCCGCCTTCCGCGCTTTTGCGAAGCGCGCGCCTCCGAAGAAGGCTTAGCCTTCTGAGGAGTGGTTGTTCTTGGTTGTTTGGGTGTCGCTGTGACGGGTCTCGGGGTCGCACTGACAGGCGTCGCATCGTCACCCGTCACCGTGTCACCCGTCGCTGTGACGGGTTTAATGTCCGGCAAAGTCAGAACATAGATCGCGTTTTGGTGCCGTCTCCGCTGCTGCGTAACGAAGCCTCTTGCTGCGAGTCGCTGGATCGCCCGTTGAACGGTTCTCTCGGAAAGGCGGGTCCTCTCGACGATGAATCCGATCGACGGCCATGCCACGACCTGCCCGGCAACGAGTCGTCCCATAAGTGAGAGAAGCGAAACTACAGCCTGCTCTGGGGCGTCGAGATCGGGCAAATAATATGCCCGCCAAACGAGGCCGAGCCCCGTTTCCAGGGTGTCCTCAATGCTCATGACTTGCCCCTCCAGAGCAGAGCGAGTCCCTCTGGCGTGACGGCGTAGCTGCCACATAACTGGCACAGATCGATGATCGAGCTGAGAAGGCCCGAGTTAAGCCATTGAAAAATGGCGCACCCAAGAGGATTCGAACCTCTGACCTCTGCCTTCGGAGGGCAGCGCTCTATCCAGCTGAGCTATGGGTGCCTTGAGCCGGGAAATGGGCGCTTAGCAAAGGGGCGGCAAGGGGGCCAGAGCTAAGTTCGCTTCGTTGCGATCGCTTCGGCGGGAGGTGGGGTCTTCGGCTTGAAGCGGCAGAGGTCGATGACAACACAGCGCCAGCATTCGGGCCTGCGTGCCTTGCAGACATAGCGACCGTGCAAAATCAGCAGGTGATGTGCGCTGTTGCGCCAGGGGGCCGGGGTTTCCTTCTCGAGCGTGCGCTCGACCGCCGCCTCGTTCTTGCCGGGCGCAAGGCCGGTGCGGTTGGCGAGGCGGAAGACGTGGGTGTCGACCGGAAAGGTCTCGGCGCCGAACGCCACGTTCATCACCACGTTGGCGGTCTTGCGGCCGACCCCAGGCAGCGTCTGGAGAATGTCCCGGTCTGCGGGGATCTCGCCGCCATGGCGCTCGACCAGAATGCGGGAAAGGGCGATGACGTTCTTCGCCTTCATGTTGAACAGGCCGATCGTGCGAATGTGGCGCTTCAGCCCCTCCTCACCGAGGGCCAGCATCGCTTCCGGCGTGCGCACTGTACCGAACAGCTCGCGCGTCGCGATGTTGACGCCGGCATCGGTCGCCTGGGCGGACAGGACCACGGCGACCAGCAGCGTGTAGTCGTTGACATAGTCGAGCTCGGTCACCGGGTCGGGCGTGCGCTCCGCCAGCCGTCGATAGAATTCGGCGATCTGCGCCTTCTTCAC